AGACGCAATTTACACATCCACTTATTCATTTTTTGATGTAAGATTAAGAGCAAGCGGAACAGATAATTCAACTGCTAGTTCTTATGTTTGGGAAAGTTTAAGAGTTTCTGACGCTTCTGTTTCAGGCTCACGATTGACAGCAAATAGATTTCAAGACGCTTTAACATTATCTCAAAGCGTTAGTGGTAATCAGATACATTTCTACAAACCATTTGTTGCTGCTAAAACAGGTATGGCAATTAACGCAGATGTGCTTGATATTAGTGGTGCTTATATTTGGAATGGAACTGGCACTCATAATCAATCTACTTCCTATGATGGTTTTAGCATTATTGATACGAACCAACAAGGTGGCGGACAAACATTTACAGGCAAAATTAGAATCTACGGATGGCAGGAGTAATTATGATAGACATAACACCAGAAGGTTCAATCGTTCCAATTTATTTAGAACCAATGTCTAAAGAGCAATTAGATGCGGATGCTGCTGATAGAGCAGAATACAAAGCAAAGGTTGAAGCAGAAGCCGAAGCAAAGGCTCAGGCTAAGGCTGAACTGCTTGAGCGATTAGGCATTACCGCTGACGAGGCTAAATTACTTTTAGCATAATCTTGAGGAATTGTGTCTAAATGAAACCATGGTTATCAAAAGCGGCTGCTCAGTTACGCAATCAGGTAGATGATTCTTACAGAGATCGCCAGCGCAAAAGTGATGGGTGGATTGCTGACGATCATCACAAACGTAGAGGTAAAAGCGATCATATACCCGACGCGTCAGCCAACTTTGTTGTTAGAGCAATTGACATTGACGCTCGCCTTTCTGACGACAAACGAGCTTCAGCATATTTGGCAGATCAAATTAGACTCTACGCTAAACGTCATGGACGTATTCATTATGTAATTCATTTAGGCATGATTGCTTCGCCAATTCTAAATTACAAATGGCGTCGCTATCGCGGCTACAATTTGCATAACCACCATATTCACCTTTCTTTCCGCAAGAACCAAGATAACAATTCTGAATTTTTTGATATACCACTACTAGGGGGCAAACATGAATAGCAAGTTATTGGCTGCAATTAACTCATACGGACGAAGTGCGTTTGTGTGTTTAGCAACTGTATATGTAACAAATCCTTCAGGTTCTTTTGATGATATTTGGAAAGCATTTTTAGTAGCTTTTCTTGCCCCTATCCTTAGAGCTTTAAATCCTGACGACTCAGCATTTGGCATAGGCAGTAAAGAGTAATGTCAGCCCTTGAGTGGGCTGGCTTTGCTGCTGGAATTACCACCACATTAATTGGAGTGCTGGCTGGCTTACGCTGGCTAGTAAAAGGTTGGCTGAACGAGCTTCGCCCCAATGGCGGCTCAAGCATGAAAGACCAGTTGACCTCATTACAACAAGAAACAACACACCTTTCAAATCGCATTGATGAGCTGTTTATTGTCATTAGCAGGAAGTAAAATAAACCTATGGCAACAAAGCGTAAACCTAAAAAGAAAGTAGCTAAAAGACGCAGGACAACTAAAGAGCCTGTTCTTACTAAGCTAGATTATTGGGCAATTGCAGCCAACGAAGTTTATATGGCATGCCGAAAAGCAAACATGGACGAAGGAACAGCTCTTGCGTTTGCAATGGATAGGTCTAGTTATCCTGATTGGATTGTTGACACGACAGACCCAATTAAAAACCCATTAGACGACTTTGACGAGGACGAATAAAGTTAAGCGAATTGTTCTGATTTCAGACTTACAAATTCCATACCATGACCCAATTGCAACTAGAAACCTTGTACGCTTTATTGCAAAATGGAAACCGCAGCAAGTCGCAACGGTCGGAGATGAAATTGACCTCCCTCAGCTCAGTAAATGGGAACGCGGTTTGGCGGGTGAGTTTGCTGGAACACTTGACAGAGATCGCCAAGTTACTAAGCAAGTCCTCTACGACTTACAGGTGACAGATATGGTCAGGTCAAACCATACTGACCGATTATGGAATTCAATTAAAACTAGGTTGCCAGCCTTTGCCTCATTACCTGAATTAAAGTTTGAAAATTGGCTTGGTTTGCCTGAACTAGGGATTAAATTTTGGCGCGAACCAATGCCTATTGCACCTAATTGGATTATCCTTCATGGTGACGAGGGGCAGGTGTCCCAAAAGGGTGGTCAAACAGCCCTAGGATTGGCTATAAGGCATGGTAAGAGCGTGGTGTGTGGGCATACTCATCGCGGGGGTTTAGCCTCTGTTACAGCCTCGTCAGGGGGCAAAATAGGGCACACCTTGTTTGGTCTTGAAGTCGGAAATTTAATGTCGTTTTCCTCTGCAAAATACCTAAAAGGCGGCAGCGGCAATTGGCAGCAAGGGTTCGGAATTTTGTATGTAAAAAACAAAAAGGTTGCGCCTGTATTTGTGCCTATTGAAAAAGATGGCAGCTTCATCGTTGAGGGTAAAACCTATGGGTAGGCAGACCGATTACGAGCCTAGAGATATTGATGAGCAGATTGACGCTTTTGATGAACTGGGGCTATTGTAACAAAAGCGTTATAGAACACGCCCAAGGCTAGGGTTGTAAATGTCAGCTGCAAGCCTCATGCTTTTCCTATCCAAGTTAACGGAACTTGGTTTAACGGAAAGGCTTTAAATGAAAACAAAACATGCTAAAAACTTAGCTAATGTACAATTAAATCCATTGGACTTTGAAAGATTAACTGAAAGTCAAATGGAGTTTAAAGGTCAAAACTGGGAAGTACAGGAATTTCGTTTTGACCAAGAAATGAACTTTAATCATGAGTATATTTTTTGGACTGAGAGCTACGCAGCTCTTGTTCTTGCTACTCACTTTCTTGACCAAGTAGGTCACAGCTATTCAATCGCTTATGACAGCGCAGTTGAGATGTATTGCTTTACTACCGACTATGCAAGTTCTTGGACAAACTAATGACAATCAACGGACTAACGGTTTTGTGGTTTATGATTGCAACTGGATTGCTTTCTTGGGCTGTCAGCTTATGGCATAAGGAAATCTACAATCAGGGTTATTGGCGTGGCAGGGCGATAGGTTGGGAATCCCACCGACGATTAATTAACATACAAAAACAGTCAGATGAGGTATTTGACTATGAAAAGAACTGAGGAACTGCTCAATGAAATCCACACAACGCTTGCCGATAGAGGCAGCATTTACGGAAGTCCAGAGCAAAATCACCGACGAATTAGCGAACTCTGGTCAGGCTATTTGGACACTTACATTTCGCCTGAACAGGTCGCAATGTGCATGCTGCTCGTCAAAGTCGCACGTCTTAGTCAAACAAGTGACCATGACGACTCACTCCGAGATTTGTTTGGATACGGAATCATTTACGGAAAGATTGTTAGAGAAATGAGGGGTGAGGACGATGGCATTTAACATAAACGACTATGAAACGGTGGAGGTTCGTCTTGGAAAATTTATTGGTGAACATGCTGATTTTCGCATTTATACTGAGTTGCTTGAGTCTAGCCCTACGCGTTTCATTGTCCGCGCTTCAATATATCGTACGGAGCTTGACGCCCACCCTTGGGCAACTGGTCTTGCTTATGAAATGGTTACGGATAGAGGCGTCAATCAAACTTCTGCATTGGAGAACTGCGAAACTTCTGCAATCGGTCGCGCTCTTGCAAACGCAGGATACGCAGCTAAAGGTAAGCGACCAAGTCAAAGCGAAATGGTTAAAGTCATTGCAGCGGAAACTCCTACCAAAAGTTTTAAAGAGAAGCTAGAGCAACGTCAAAACATGTATGGCGCAGCGGGTAGCAAGTCAGGTCAGATTGAAACTATTTTAAGAGATAGTTTTGCAGCTGATAAAACGCCTCAGCCTGTTGTGTGGTCAGTTGGTGAGGTTGTTGATGCAATAGGTAGTTCAACACCTAACCCACCGCCTGAGTGCGAGCATGGACACACTTTTAAACAGGGTATTAGCAAGGGTGGAAAAACCTACTATGGTTACGTTTGCAAAGGTAACGTTAAAGAACACGCCGTTTGGGCAAAGCTTTCAGCAAATGGCAGATGGTTCTTTGAAGGGACTGAGTAATGGGCGATATGGAAATGATTGACTCAAATGGAGTTAGGGCTACATTTACAGATGATGGAGTTGCACTAGATGTAGTGCCATTGTCAGAGTGTTGTGAAATGTGCAATGACCCAAGGCTGATAACCATAGATGGTATTAAAAAATGCGTTGCCTGTGGTTGTGTTAACCACATTGAGCTAAACCATCATGGCTGAACCAATCCGTCAGGTTTACGGTGATGGCAGAAAAGAAAAGTTGGTAGCTGATTGGTTGGCTGCCAACTTTCGTTGGGAATTGTATCCAACGCCTAGGTTTTACTTTATGGATTTTCTTGTTAACCAAATCAAAGAAGGCGGTTACGCAAATTACATAGGAGGGCTAGAGGTGAAATGGCTGAATAAATCAATAAATGATGAGGTTAAATTCTCTTTGCAAAAGCTTCAAAAGATGTGGCTTACTGAGCCAGTAGATGATGAGCCTCAAGCTTTTAACCGTATTTGCATTAGATATAACGACGGTGTATTGCTTGCTCCAGCTAGTGCCTTTAGGCATGGCAGACCTATTTATGGATTAACTAGAGCTGATACAAATGAACATGATTTTAATGTGGTATTTACAGCTGCTCATGATTTAACTAGATACATAATAAACGCCGTCATTAATGAGTGATTTAACATGGGTATTTAAGTGTAATAAATGCGCTCAACCCATGCTTTTCCATGAATTAGCGGATTTTGATGCAGGTCAAGAACATGTAGTTGTTATGTGTGTTAAGTGTCAAAACGCAGGGGTAAAGGCTAGAATTGAGGCTATGACTGATAAATCAGTTGTCCGCTGCACAAAATGTGGGGCATGGAAACTTGAAAGCGGCAACTGTTACACATGCAAAAAGATCAATGCCCAGAGTGTCTAGGGTATAACACCAACACTATCCAAGCTGGTAGGGAGTATTTACATGACTGCAATAACTGTAAACATGAATGGGTTGAAGGTTACGGATAATCATGATATTGATTGGGTTTACCAAAACAAGCTAAGAGAACAATGGCTTAAAGATAATCCACAGGCTGTGTATATTGGTTGGACTTCAATATGAAATTTAAAGTTGTAGATGGATTTACGCACAAACTTGACAACGTGAGTACACTATCAGCAAGCGACGCGCCTTTAAGCGCGAACGCGAGCCGCTTCAGCGGATTGCTCGCGAGTTCGTTGCTGCTAGTTATTGGGGCAGCTCTTTGCTTAATGGTATTTAGCCTTTATTCTAAAACAATTGATTCCTCTTTAGCCTTATCTAAAAAGCCTGTTGTTATGATTTCATTTAAAGAATATGCCTTATTAAAGATAGAGAGTAAAAAGCAGTACAAGTGTTTGGCTATCTTGTATGGTAAAGAAAGTGCGTGGAATCCTTTAGCTGTTGGTAACCTTGATGGTACTAATAGGGTGTATGGCATACCCCAAGGAAAGTCAGTCTATTTAAGTAAAGTTGATGGTTACAAACAGATAGACTGGGGACTGTCGTATCTAGCACACAAATATAAATTAGATAATGATGGTTACATTAATGCGTGTGCTGCATTAGATCATTTCAAGAAATGGAATTGGCATTAGTAAAAAAGCATTAGGAACTGCTCGTTGGAAAAAGACTAGGTTAGCTGTACTAGCTAGAGATGGCTATGTGTGTACCTATTGTGGACAAGAGGCAGACCAAGTTGACCACATACAAAGCAGGGTTAGTGGTGGGGACATTTTCAATTTAGAAAACCTAACCTCAAGTTGTAGGCGTTGCAATCAATCTAAAGGTTCGCGAATTAAACCGCGTTTTTTAAGCCCCTATTCTAC